CTGATATATTTATAGATTTTAGAAGAGACGAAAAGATCTGGACTGTTTTGAATGAAAAGATATTTCAAAACGAGAATATCACAAAAGTATTTCACAATGCAATGTACGATGTCTGTTGGATTAGAGCAGTAACAGGTATGATGATTAAAGGTAGAATAGTTGACACAATGATAGCAGCATCTGTTATCGATGAGAATAGATTCAGATATTCGCTCGACGCTCTATCAAAAGATTATCTTAACGAAGAGAAATACAAATATGATTTACAACAAAAAACTTTAGAATGGTCTGGTGGCACAGTTAAAGATCCAATGACTAACATGCACAAACTACCTTCATCGATTGTAAAAGAATATGCAAAGCAGGATGTAAACCTGACTTATAAGTTGTGGAATATTTTTAATAAAAAAATTGACGAAGTATTATACACTAAAGAAGATAAAGAACAAAAAACTTGTAGACAAATATTTGAATTAGAAACAAAATTATTTTTATGTTTAGTTGACATGAAATTTAAAGGCGTTAAAATAGACGTCGCAAAAGCTATCGAGTTTGGTAGACATCTAAAAAAAAGAAGAGATCAAATTCTAAAAGCAATAGAAAGTTTAACAACTATTAAAGTTGACATATGGGCAGCTGCATCAATTAAAACTTTATTAGATCATTTGTGCATTAAAGATTACAAAGTCACACCAAAATCTAAGATGCCACAACTTCCAAAAAATTATTTAAAAACACATAAGAATAAATGTCTACGTATGATTGCAAAAGCAAGAGAGTATGACAAAGCAGTTAATACATTTATAGATGGATTGTTAGGTTATGTGCACGAAGGTAGAATACATGCGGATATAAATCAAATTAGATCAGATGCAGGTGGCACAGTTACAGGAAGATTTAGTATGTCTAATCCTAACCTGCAACAGATACCATCAAAGGGTTATATCGGTAAAAAAATGAGAGAATTATTTATACCCGAGGAAGGCCACAAATGGGGTAGTTTTGATTATTCACAGCAAGAACCAAGAATTGTAGTGCATTATGCTATAAAGCTGGGTCTACCAGGCACAGAGGGCCTAAAAGAGGAATTTGATAGGGATGATGCCGACTTTCATAAAATCGTCGCTGAGATGGCTAATATCTCCAGGAAACAGGCAAAAACAATCAACCTAGGTCTATTCTATGGCATGGGTAGAATAAAGTTACAGAAGGAGCTGGGCCTAGACGCAGCCAAAGCAAAAGAATTATTTAACGAGTATCACAGGAGAGTTCCGTTTGTAAGAGATTTATCACAACAACTTATACAATTTGCAAAAGACAATAAACTATTATTTACGTTACACGATAGGTTCTGCAGATTTGATAAGTGGGAGACGACCAACAAAGAATGGAACCCTGAAATAAATAGATTTAACGAAGTACCATTATACACTAAGGAGCAAGCAAAAGAGGCATTCAAAGCAGAGATGCTAGATAAATTTAAAGAAAATAAAATTGATCCAAACTACATGGATTACTTTGAAAGATACTATACACCTGCGTTTACATACAAAGCATTGAATAGATTAATTCAAGGGTCCGCAGCAGACATGACAAAAAAAGCAATGGTAGATCTTTACGAAAAAGGTATAATACCTCACATACAAATACACGATGAGCTTTGTGTATCAATTAAGGACGACGAAACACGGATCACGGTTCAAGAAACAATGGAACAAGCTATTGAGTTAGAGATTAAAAACAAAGTAGATTGTGAACTAGGATTAAACTGGGGAGCAATACAATGAGGTTAGATTATGGCTTATTTAAATGCAAACATACCTGTAGAATATGCACAAATAAGGAGGGAATATTTATATGATCTTAAAAAACATCATGGAGAAGTCGAAGACTGCATCATATTTGGTGTTACATGTATCACTGGGCGTGCTTTATTATTTCATGCTATCATGGAGAACGGCGCAATCTTTTATCGCCTCCCAATTGCTGCGTTTATTCAACGTGGATTCAAAGTCACTGACGTCCCAAGGAGAAGACTTGATGAACTTCAACTCTGGAATTCTTTTAGTTATTATCCTGCTGTTACTAGTTGGGATATATTAGAGTCACAAGCAGGTAAATACATAGGTAAAGATAAAAAATGGCATCATGGTCGTTATTTATTTACTGTTGACTTTGCGCATCCAGAGCCTAATATACTAGATACTGATCATTCGGAGATACCGCACGAGCATAAGTGCGCGCACGTACTTGCATTGAATGATGGCAACTACGCAGCACAACCTAACAACAGATTAATATGGGATATACCGTCGTTTACGGTAAAGGACCAAGTGCCTGATTGGAAGGTTCAAACTAATTACTGGAACGTAGAAGATACACAACAGTGGCGAACAGAAGACACTGATAATTTCTTTTACGAGATAGAGGAGAAAAAAAATGATTAAAAAAATAAAAGACAAGGCTATGCACTACTGGTCAAACCACAAGATTGAATCTATTGTGTTTGTAGTTTTAGTTGTAGCATTAATAGTTAAGTAATGAATTTAACAGATCTGTTAAAGAAAAATATAGTAATGGTTCCCGTTGTGGCTTCGGTCCTAGTTGGAACATTCACAGGTGTAAAATACATCGTAAATTTAACAGACACTATCAACGCTAACAAAGCACAAATAGAAAAAATTCAAACAGTTGATCTTGTAAATATAAAAAGAGATATGGCTGTATTAGAAAAACAATCTAATTTAATTTTACAAAAATTAGAAAGAGCAGAAGGCACATGGGAAATGGCAGAGAATTTGTACGAGTTGTTAGCTAATCGTGTTAACGACATGGAGTGGGATATAAAAGATTTAAACAGAGAAATAAATTATTAGGATGAACTATGGAGATTGCCAGGATGGATTACAGATTTACAGCAATACTTATTATTCTATTATGTCTCTTAGCATTCTTTGCTGATCCAGCATATCCTAGAAACGAATACTTAAACTCATATCCTAACGAATGTAGAACTGGTGAAGTAGATATGTCAGTATCTCGTAGAGACTACGATTATAATAACTACGATAATTCTTGGAATGATAGTCAATCAGAAGAAGTAAGACTTACATTTAGAAAGTATTTAGGTAATTTACAGTGCAATGAGAGGAATGATTTAGCGCTGGAAAATGAACGACTTAGACAACAATTAGAACTTATGAAGATGTGTAACAAAGTGAATAGAAATCCCACATTAAAACGTAATGAAAATTTTAATTTATTAGTATCAAAATGTAAAGGTGTAACTCCTATGACAGTTGAAGAAGAAAGACCGGTAGAAAAAAACACATGGAAAGGTATGAAAAAAGACTATTTAGAGTCTAATCCAGACGCTAAAACCATGGATAACACAACGTTGAAAATGCCTCCAAAAGATTATATACTGCCTGTACCAAAACCAAAAAATGACTAAACCATTAAAAATTTCTGAGCAAGCTGCTGTGCAGATGCCGATGAAAACGGTAGCTTCATTGATAGCACTTGTTGCAATTGGAACCTGGGCATATTTTGGTTTGCATGAAACACTCAATCAACACAGCACAAAAATAGAATTGATGCAGAAAGATTTAGAACATAATACAGAATTTAGAATTAAATATCCACGTGGAGAACTTGGTCAGTCAAGCGGCGAGGCGGAGCTTTTCATGTTAGTGGAACATATCGCAGGATTATTAGAAGATGTAGATGAGGAAGTAAAGAGCATGAGAAACA